GACTTGGCCGGTAGCTGCAGACGGTACACGTTACCCGACAGATCACCCTCCAGAACCACAGCGATACGCTGCAGGAACCGGCAAGCACGGGCTTCACCCTGACCAGACCCTGCCACGTTCTGCGGGCAGGTTGCACACGCCGACGATTGCGGACGCTCAGCATTGGAGGACGGGGTCTTGCCATCTTCCGAGTAGCAAGCTGGCGACGTAGCTTGGCCCTTGATGTACACGCTGTCGTAGTAGGCACGACCAACGTCACGCGCAGCGTTGACCACCACGAAGTTCATGGCACGGTCTTCGTTCTTGGCAACCTCTTCGCCGCCCACGATCATGCGCCAGACGCCACCCTCGATGGAGATCATCTTGCTGCCGTTGCTACCGGCAATCGCTTTGGTGAAGTCGTCTGCTTCGCGCAGGTAGTCGGGAAGCTGATTGCCAGATTGAAAGAGAGTCAGTTCGGACATGGTATTTCCTTGAGATGATTTAAATGTACTGCAGAGAACCGGTAAGACTTACTTGCGGGTTGCCCTCCTTACGATGATGGAATACCTAGACTCGACATCTAAACCTTCCGGGATCTCGTCAGGGTGCTCTTCTAGGAACTGCTTGAAATTGGTTTGGTGGATGCGTTGCTGCAGCAGTTCCGGAGCATCGTGCTTCTTGATGAACTCGTACATCTTCGGCCAGTTGTTCGAGCGGTACTGGGTATTGACCGTCCTACGGAACGACCCGTGCTCGGTCTTGCCTCCAGACTGACCCGTAGCCTTGCAGATCTCAAGCAGTTCAAGCTCGATCACGTGCATCTGCGTTTCAACCTCGTCTACCTTGGCCTGCATTTCTCGCTGAAGGGCTTCCTTCTTGTCACGCAACTTGATGTACACAGAAACTAATTGGTCGGCATTGTAGCTCATAGATGGTCCTCGTGTTTACATGGTCATCATACATCATCATGGCTTGGTGTCAAGCATCTCCTCCTTGTACATGTCTACGAGGGCATGGTGCAGGTCCACTTTGTCATCAAGCATCTTGTAGAGCCTGCGTTCGTGCGGGCTGCCCTGTAACCGCACGATGGTGACCTTGTTCGTCTGCCCTGCGCGGTGCGCCCGGGAGTTGCCCTGCAAGTACAGTTCGGTGGACGCCACCGGACCCCACCACACGACGGTATCTGCCCGGGTGAGCGTGATGCCGTGTGCCGTAGCGGCAGGCTGCGCTAGCATGACGCGCGGGTCTACTTCGGATTGAAATGCCTTAATTGCTTCCGCCCGTTCGTTGGCGCTGACACCCCCATGGATCGACCGCGTGGTGATACCCGCCTTGGCTAGTTCGATCTCCAACCTGCCTAGCACGTGCCGGAACGGTACGAACACCAGAACTTTCTGCTGCGTACCGTTGATTACGTCGAGCAGTTCGTCTAGCCGATGCTTGATGTCGAAGTCGATGACCCCGCCCTCGGTAGTGTACGAAGCCCCGGCGCTAATCTGCAGCAGCTTGTTCAGTTGGCTAGCCGCATTGACAGCCGTGATCTGCTCACCTGCCGCAATCGCCATGTTCTGCTTGCGGACCAGTTCGTAGTAGTGCAGTTGCTGCGCGGTGAGCGGGATCTCCCTCGTCGAGTACAGCATGTCCGGTAGGTCTAGGCACTCCTCTTTCGTGTACCTGATCGCGGGCTGCAGCAAGTTGAACACCGTATCCTGCGCGTCGGCTCTGGGTATCCACTTGTATTGAGTAACCTTTACCATGACCTGATCCCGGAACGAACCGAAGAACTTGGGTACGCTATCCGGTCGGACTAACCTAGCTAGTCCATAGGCATCGGTCGGTGACTGAGACGCAGGGGTGCCCGTCATTGCCCACACACGATGATGCGGCTTGATGATGGAGTTGAGCGCCTTCCACCTATCGGTCGTAGCACTCTTGATGTAGTTCGCCTCGTCGATGATGAACAGGTCGAACCCACCGTTGGCTAGCTCGTCGCGCACCACCTTCACGCCATCGAAGTTGATGATGACGAACTCGTAGTCACCGTTGATGATCTGCGCACGTCGAGTGCGTGAACCCGTGGCGATAGCCACCGTGCGGTGCATGACGGTCTTGAACAAGTCCGAACGCCATGCGGTCTCCATGATCGACATGGGACACACAATCAACACACGCTTCACTTCACCCTGCTGCATCAGGTAGTCAGCCGCCCACGCCGCAGCGGAGGTCTTGCCGGTACCCGCCTGTGAAAGCACGTACGAGCGGTCGTGCTGCGTCAGAAATGCAGCGGTGATCTTCTGGTGCTCGAACGGGGTGTACACCCCCGGCCACTTGTACCGTCCCAAGATGGGACTTGGTACGTTCTTGATCTTGAGATTGCGTAGGATCTTAGACTCGTGATATCCCCAATTAACGAGGATCTTGGATAGGTCTCCCTGACTGTCAATTACTTTACTTTTTGGGATGAGGGAGGTTATCTGATCTCCCTTTTTCGTTGTGAAAATTAGAGCTTTGTTCTCGATTACTTGCATTGGAATGTCACCTCAGACGCAAAAAGGCACGGGGGTGGTGCCCCCGTGCAACGTCCAACTCAAGGAGGTCAGGCCCCTGCCACAGTGACCTGACAACTCCAGACTACATCACTTCGATCCGCGCTGTCTAGCGGGAGTCTTCATGGCCCCCGTAGCGGTTCGTGCAAAGCTGCGATTCTTGGCTTGCGACATCGGTCGCACGTTGCTCAGCTTGGTGCTGCCACCCTTGCTAAGCGGCTTCTTGTGGTCGAGGTCGATGCTTGACGGCAGGTCTCCATTCTTGCGCTCGTAGTCCCTACGTGCCTTGTTACGGGCGGCGTGACGCTTGAGGTTCTCCGGCTTGGAATGGTAACTGTCGTACTCGTCCCGGTAATCTCTTACTTTTCTAGGCATGTCGGTACTCGCATGAAGACACGGGGCAGAACTTGCACAGCCCACTAGGCTTGGGGTTCCACACGTTAGCCTCTTCGATCTGCCCTGCGTACCCTGCCCACTTGGACAGAATATCAGGCAGTTGCTCGCGGGTGTAGCCCGCCTTGATGATGTCCTTGGCAACCACGAAGAACAGCGCACCCTTGACCTTCTGTACTTCCGGGTAGTGCTGCATGACTAGTGCCGACATCAGTTCTAGCTGCGACGTGTCCGCAAAACGAGCAGACTTGCCAGTCTTCCAGTCCCCGATCCGGGCTACGCCTGTATCTCTATTGATACACAAGTAGTCTGGAATACCCCTGAACCACACGTCCTCGTCGGAGAATCCGCAGGGGGAAAAGTCTCGTCGCATTCCCATCTTTTGTTCGACAAGAATTTCTCCATCGAACTTGGCGACAGGTTCCACAAAGACGCGGTAGTGCGCAAAAGCTGGAGGTAGTTCGGCTCCATCCCTGATGTATTCCTCGAATGCTTTGTGCACTCGTTCTCCGTACATCGTAGCCTCAGTCGGCATGGACTTGTAGTTACGCAGAATCCGTACCTCGTGAAACTGCCTCGGGCACTGCTGATGGGCTTTGATGGACGAATACGAGTGCTTCATGGTGTCTCCGCTTAGTAGCGGAAGTTTAGCAGTCCCCGTACGTTTCGCCCATGCCAGATTCACAAGCCAACGGCAAGCCCTGCGCCCATTTTGGACGCCATGACATGCACTCTTCGACGAACGCCCGGGCTTCGACGGCTTCATCTATGGGAGCCACGATAGCGATAGCGTCATGCACGGTCAGCACTGGTCGGTACCGCTTGGCGATGCGCAGCATCTGCTCCCCGATGACGCACCGGGCGATGGCCTGACACGCGTTCTCGATGACCTTGCCGCCGTAGATCCGCACGGGCAGCCCCTTGGATGTATACGACCACTGCGGTTTCTGGTCCTCCATCACACGACGCAGGTTCGGGTATTGGATATACAGACCATTGGATAGCCGCAGCCCCATGGTTGGCACGACACGAATGACCTCGCCCGGGTCCAGATAGGTATGCTGCGCGTTAGCAAGCGCCGTCAGGGCGTCCTCGCCCTTGCGCCAGAGTTCCGGGATCTTGTCGTACGTAGATCTGTACGTGTCCACAATGCGCTTGGCTTCGACCTCGCCCACGTCCACGCCCCCGCCCGTCTTCAGGAACATGCGTAGCTTCTTGTGCCCGACGCCGTAACCCGCACCGAGAACCGTGGACTTGCCGATAAACCGCTCAGCACTGGTGACTTCCTCGGGCGGCTTGCTGTAGATGCGGCTAGCCATGATCCGGTAAACGTCTTGCTTGTCCTCAAACGCCTGCACAAGATCGTCCTGCCCAGCCAGCCACGCTAGGGTCCGCGCTTCGATCTGCGAGGAGTCACAGTCGATGATGACGTGCCCTTCCGGTGGACGTATGGCCTTTTTGATCTTGCCCGCATTCGCGCCACGAGATGGTAGGTTTTGAAGGTTGATGGAGTCTTGCCCTGACCACCGCCCTGAGTGCGCACCGTAGTACCGGAGAGGAACTGGGAACGCTCCGCGACTTGCCATGTCGATGAACCGCTCGGTGCGGGTTTCTTCGATGGTTGTCTTGGTGCCCAGACGCGCAGCCACCAACGCTTGAACGCGAGGATCATCGTGCTCAGCCAGAGCCTTGAAGTCTTCGTCGGTTTTGGCGAACGCATAGGTTTCTTTCCCGGTGGTGGGGCTAACCTTCTTCGGAGGCTCCACGCCAAACGAGCGTAGCAGTTGAGCGAACTGCGGGTTGGACATCAGCACGGACTTTACATCGCCCTCCGTCGAACCCTTGACGCTTTCAAGCAGCGCCGCCTTCGCATCCTGCACATCCTTCAGGTGCTGCTGCAGTGCATCGACGTCGAGCCGAAGACTAGGCTCAATGTACATACGCAGTGTCAGATCGAGCAGCTTCAACTCTTGCAGGGGGAAGCCACGCTGCATATAGATGTCGAACAAACTCTTGGTCAGTTCAACATCATTTTTGCAATACTCGCCGTAGCGATCCAGTTCCTCCGGCGTGAAATCCAAGTAACGCTTACCGAGAGCAGCGATCACCTCGTCACCCTTGATGCCAACACACTCGCGCTCGGCCTGAGCCTTGAGGCTATGGCTCTTCTCGTGCGGATACAACGCGCGTGACATGCCCATGATGTCCACCCACGCCTTCGGCTTCACCCCGTACTTCCAACTGAGGATGGCCCCGTCGAACGCCGTGTTCTGGCAGATAACGAACGACTGGCTCCAAGGCAGTTCGAGGACAGCGCGTTTGACCTCGGGCTTCGGATACCACTTGGTTTCGCCGTCGTCGATCTTGACGCCCATGCCGATGACTTGGAACTGCGGGTCACGGATGTACGCTTCGGTAGTCAGTTTGGACAGGCTGTAGTCACGGTCGTAGTACGTCTCTAGGTCTAACGTAATCAGCATTTCGTGGCCTTCATTGTTTGGATTGTCTGATCGAGTTCATCAAGGTTCTTCTCGCTCACCACCAACGCTACACCACCTGCCGTACGGATGTCGGCAAGGTGCTTCTCTTGCAGCAAAGTAGTGGTGCCCCGACCGGCCTTGGCTTCGATAGCCAGAAACAGACCGCCCGGGACACAGCACAAGAAGTCAGGCACACCCGCGTTGCCATACATGGAGCCAATCGGCATGGCGTAGTACACACCGTGCTTGGCCAGTATGGCCTTGATCTTCCTCTTGACTAGCGATTCGGGTGTGCTTGCCATGGATCACCTGTTCGCCGTCTCGATCAACTTCTCAAGGTAGTGCCGCGCCTTGTGCAGATCGGACAGTCCATCCTTCTCTTTGTACCGGGTCACGTACTTGACGATGTTGCCCTCAAGGTAGCCAAGATTGTTGGCAGCGATGTAGTCCCAAGGCTGAATTGCCTTGTCCTTGTAGTGCGTACCACCGATCTGGAAGATGTTGCTCACCGACGGTGCAGGGGCAGCAGGAATGGCCGTCTCGGGCGTATGCCCGACTTGTTGCAGCAACTTCTTGTACACCCACATCTGCGTAGACACGTACTTGGAGGACATGCCGAGGCGCTTGGCGGCGTCTGTGGCTTTGATGTTGGGCTCGGCATCAACCAGTTCACGGATGCGTTGCACTTTGCTCTTACGTACTTTGGTGGTCATTTTATTGCTCCCTTAGTTTGGATTGAAGCAAGGCACGTTTGTCGTAATCGTCCCTGCATTCCACAGAACAGAACAACTTGCTTTCGCAAGTCTCCTCGCAGTTGAGGCAGTAGCCCCGAACTTGCAAGTCTTTGCCCGCGCGTTGCTTGACGCGCTCGATGTATGCCTGAAGCGTAAGCTCGGCTTGATGGTTGCCGCGATCAGCTTCGTCCATAGTAGCCTCTATTCGTCAGTCATGGCTCGTTTTATCTCCTTAAGTAATTCGGGATCTTCCTCGGTCTCGATTGCCGTGGTGGGGATCTCATAGGTCTGCCACTTGTGTAGGCAGTCTTCTTGTTGGCAGGTTCGCCAACGCTTGATCCATCCGTTTGTAATTTTCCTAGTCATGATTACTGAAGAGTCGAAGTAATCACATAGGGGACATGCGCTCATCGTGCCTTCTCCATCACGGTGCGGATCATACATGCAGCCTGTTTGCTGCCGTCGTCGTTCGTCTCACGGACCATCTCGATACACGCTTGCAGCGTAGGCACAACGTGCCGCTCGATGACCCGCCCTTTCAGGCTCAGGATGAGGATGATGTAGGTCATGCCTTACCCCCTGTGCTCCAACCTACTCGCAATAAGTTTCTGATCTCGTAACTCGGTCAGAAAGTCGATCCAGTCAGCCAACGCATCAATCTGAGCCACGATGTCCAGATCAGACATGCTGTCTAGTTCTTTGATACGTCCTTCACCAATGTCGTGCCGCCAATCAAGGCGGATGCAATGCACTCGCATTACTACTCCTTCACTTTAGGTTGTTCTGCTTCCATCTCGCGCAGGTCCATCGCCGCATCGGCGACACCGTGCCAGTCCTTGCGAGCGATCATCAGTTGCAGGTAGTTCAACATCACGCGCTTCTGCACTTCGGGATCGGTGTAGTCGATCATGCTTGCCCCCTTGCTCCATTCATGCCATCCACCACACGAGCCAGTAGATCGCCACAGCAGATAGCCAGATAGTCAGCATCGCCGTCCCCCACAACGCCATGAATTTAACGAAGTCCATCTTGCCCCCTTGCGCGGATGGCTGCGGCGGCGTCC